CAGCAGCACCTTCAAAGTCTGCTTGAAAACGCTTAGGCACCTGGGATATGTCGTCTACTATTACTAGCTTAACCCCTTGTAGGAATGGTGCAATCCGTTTGGCTAGGAACTTTTCAAAGACGTTTCCGTTTTTAGCAACCCAGTTAATAGCTTGGGTAGCGTTGGCAAATGTGTTGTATTTAGGGTTGTTGTTACGATTAGTAGCTTCATCAATTAAAGCTTCAGCACGGGATATATTAGCGTTTTCTGTTGGGTTCTCATTAAATACAGACTTAATTTGGTTAGAGTTATAAACAGCAAGGTTTTTATTACCCCCTTCTCTAACATAAAACCCGTCAAAACCAACACGTCTCATTGCGGCTTGTATTGGTGCGGATTCTATGTGAACCCACGCACCTTGTTGCAACGCAGTTACTAATCTATTTGGGTCATAAGAAACATTTGATAAAGCTGTTTGTTTTTCTTCAGGGGTTAATGCCGCAATTACAAAATCAATATGATCTGGGTTTTCATAGTCAAATGGCATTTCTGCTTTGACGTAAACAGGAATAATGTTTTTGCGTGACTCTAATTGATTTTTTAAAAGGTTACGATATTCTTCAAGAACGTCAGTACCTTTCTCTTCTGAAATTATTCCTGCTTCTTCTAGTAATGCAGTCTTTTTTGCTTTTGACAAAGAGTTTTCTAACTCCATTGCCATCCAATCTTCAGATTGGTAAGTAAATCCTTCTGCAAAACTTGGGTCTTCTGTTAAGAAAATAGCATTAGCTTGTTTAGGTTGAAACTCACCAATATCACGAGCAGTGCCGTGGTACATCTTTTTAGGAGTACCATCTTTGTTAACTACTTTGCTTTTACCAAACCATTTCTTAAAAGTTTCTGTAAATATGGATATTGGTTTCTGTAACTCTAGTCTTCGTCTTGTTGCTTCAAGTTGTTTTTGATCTTTTAAATCTTGTGCTGTAATTGCACGTCCAAAAGAACCTATGTCTTCTTTAGATAATGTAGGTGCAGCGGTAGCTTTAGTTTTCTGTCTTGTCTCGTGGCGTAGCTTAGCATTCTCTGCTTCTTGCGGAGTAACCTTAGCTAGCATTTCCTTTGCTCGTATACCAGCAGTCTTGTTCTTTTGGTTAGGGTCTACAGATATTGCATACACAGCTTCTAGTACTACACGACGCTTGTTATTAAATTCATCAAGAGCTTCTTGGGCTTCTTTTTCAGTAGCAAAGTCTGCTTCTGCATTAAATGGTTTAGACAAAACATTATTAGCACGGTTAATAGCATTAATTGCATCACGCCCCATAGCCGCTTGTTGTCTACGTGTTTCTTGTGCAGCAGCTATTTCCTCTGCAGTCTTAACTGCCTTTGGTCTACCTTTAGGCTTTGCAGGAGTTATTTCTGTAGAGGTTACTTCTGTAGGAGTTGTTTGTTGTTTTTCATACGCTTCAACTATGGCAGCATCTAAAGCACGGGTTTCCCCTGTTGCTGTTTCATTTAAATAGTCTTCTTTAGTAAGTCCTAGCTGAGCTGCTTTGGCTTCTATAAGCCGTCTAGATGCCATTGTGGCATTGCGTTTATTAGCTGGGGTAGAAGATACGCTATTGGCTTGGTCTGCTGCAACTGATTTAGCGTATAAATCAATTAAGTTTTGAGGTACGGTAGTTGCTGGAGGAGTAGGTGCGCCCATGCCAGCAGCCATTTGCTTTTGCCGTAGGCTTTCTTCAGCATTTTTTAATGCTTGTTCGTCTGTTAAGTTGTACTTAGCTTTTAACTCAGCGGCTAGTGTATTGAGTTCAGTTGTTTCTCCGCTACCAGCCACACCAGTAGTCGTGCCAGTTCCTGCCAAGTCTGTTCGTCCAGTTCCAGTAGCTCCTGGGATGGTTCCGCTAGGTTCTCCAGACACAGAAATGCCAGGCTTACCTGCTCTGGCGACAAGTTGATCTCCATAACCTAACTCCTTAAAATCTTCGTTTGCTAATTTATTAGCATCTTCCGCAGTAAACCCTTGTTGTTGGTATTTTGTAACCGTATCTGCAAACTGTTTTTCTAATGCATCTCCTTCAGCTGTAGTTTCTTCTTTAGGAGCAATAAAACCTTTAAATTTTTCTTTGAGGCTATCAATAAACCCTGTAAGTTTTTCTTCTTCAGCAGTACTAAAGTCTTGTATTCTTTGTGCAAAAGCTTTAAGGCGACTTGGTTGGTCAGTAGCAGTAGTAGCTGCATCTTCTAATACTTGGTCTACTACTTTCTTTTCTTGAGCTTTAGATTCAAAAGTAAAGCCTTTGTCCTTAAGAATAGTAGACATTGCATCTTTGTAACTAACTTCTTCTGGAGGGGTAGGTCTGCTAACTTGCTGTGCTATCTTAGCGGTGCCAGCACCAGCGCCCATCATAATACCGCCTTGGACTACAGTAGTTGCCATGGTATCCATAGCACCTTGGAAGAACTCTTTAATACCTGCTTCTGGGTTCATTCCATAACCCTTGTCTACTGCAAACTGACCAGCATAAGTAAGTTGTTCACCTGGGATTTCTTTAACCAGGGCCTTAGCTAAGTATGTGGATACGTCGTTTATAGGAAGACCGTTAACTGCACCTTTTAAAGCTTTAAGTTGATTTCCTAAACCAAACTTTTCACCAACAACTTCTAACAAAGAGTTAGCAGTAGCTCGCATTGCGCTATCGGTATTGTCTAAACCCTTACGCTTACCTTCGTCATAATTTTGACCAAAGGCGTTATAGAACATAGAGCCTAAGACTAAAGGTTCAGACCCTGTTGCCACACCACCAATTAAAGCTGGGAGCTGCTGTGTAATAGAGCTAACTGCACCTTCTATAATAGCTACAGGTTTAGATGCTGGCTGCCCAATAGCTTGCGTATAGTCATTGATGTCATTAAGAAGAGTGGTTGTATTTGAGGTATCTAGACCAAGCATATCGCCTATAAAACGATTAACACCACCCGCTCCTTGGGCTAATCCTGCTACACCCTTAGCACCCGCACGTTTAAGAACTTGTCCAGTCTCTTCAATACCAGTCATTTCTGGGCGTAAACGATACTCTTGTTCAATATCGTAGGCTTTAGGTGCGGCTCTAATTTCGCTAAATGGAGATACCTTACTAGCGTTACCTTCTCTAATAGCACGGGCTGCTTCCGCATCTGCCACATCAGCAGCTAATCCTTGCATGCGTAAAGACTCAGCCCGCTTTTCTAAACGAGTATCAAACGCATATGGGTCTACCTTGGGTTGAACCCCTGCTAACTGGAAGTCAGCAATCTTTTGCTGAGCAACTTCGTCTTGCTTTGCATAATAGTCATTAATAGTTGCAAAGGTTGGGTCTTTTTTAGCTAATGCTTCACGCTCAGCTGGGCTTGCAATATCGTAAAGTTTACGTTCCTCAGCCTTAACACCTGGTATCTGAGGAGTTTCAGCCATCTGTTCTGGTGTTAGTCTAGTACCAGTAAGTACACTATCCTTGGGGCCTAACTTAGTAGAAGGTGCAATCCCTGTAATCTGTGTACCCGTCATTGGGTCAAAGTAAGGCTCTTCTACTGTTTGTGCGGTTTCCGCCAATGGCACAAAGGAAAGGCTTGGCTTACTAGCTTCTTCTAAAGGAACAAAAGAAAGACCTTGCGGTATTTCTTGGTTAACCTCATTTAAGGGTACAAACTTCATGAGGACTCCTTATTGTGCGTACCCTAAGAGCTTACCATTTTTATCTCTAATTTCGTATCCTTGACCCTTAACGTAAGCACCTATACCAGACCCTGCTGGCGCACCTGTTACTGTAGAAATATCTGGTGCTGGTGGAACAACAGAAGCAGGGCCAAGAGCAACTTTAGGGGCAGGGGGAGCAACAGGTACAGGAGTAGGGGTTACAACAGGCTTTTCATCCGCAGCTGGTGTTTTAAATATGTTATCTCTAATTTTTTTCTTTTCAGCAGCTATTTTTGCATCAATATCGGCACGTTCTTTACTGCCCTCATCAGTACCATATCTATCCATCTTAAGAGCTTTTAAAGTTTCGCTATCTTTTTCACCTTTTATAACTGCAGCTTCTCTTTGAATATCAAGTTTTTCTTGAGTTAAACCCATAATACCTGCAGTTTCTTTACGAGCCAATGTTGCAGTAGCTGGATCTTTTGGATCCATACCTTTGTTTTGAACTAAATCATTAAATACGTCTTTGTAGGTCTTATCAGAGTAAGTATCTTTACTCGCCGAAACTCCAGCAGCTTTAATCTTGGCTTCATCAGACAGGCGGTCACTTTGATACTTCAATATATCTGGGTACCACTTCTGCATTTTGTCTGCGGCTTTTTGCTTAATTTCCTCAGCCTTATCCATATTGCCTTTTTTTTCAAGGCGGACTGCATTATCTAAGTCATAGATTGTTTTATTAATTTCTTTAAGGTATTTTCTTTGTTCTTGTTTATCAGCAATAAGATCGGGAACAACTTTTTTAAGTGACGTCATACCAGCTACAAGAGTATTACCAGGCTGTGTGCCCCAATCAGCAAAGAACGCAGCCATACGCATATCAAATTGACGTTTAGCTTCATCTTTAGAGCTAGCACGTTCAGCCATAACTTCTGCTCTACGGTTCTCTTGTACCTTGTTATCAATACCAGCTTCTTTATAAGCGGCTTCTTTTTCCTTATAAATATCCATAAGGGGTCTATCAGCAGCGGCTTGGTCTTTCTTAAACTGTGCAGCAATATCTGCTTCTGTAAGCCCACCAAAAATTGGTTTACTTTGTGCAGTAGGAGCAGGGGCTGGAGCAACAGGAGCAGCGGCAGGTTTAGCAGCAACAATACTAGCTGGGTTTACAACAGGAGCAGGAGCAGCAGCAACTGGTTTTTCAACTACAACTGGTTTTTCAACTACAACTGGTGCAGGAGCTTTTTCAACCGCAGGAGTCATAACAGGCGGAGCAGCCGCAACAATACTAGCTGGGTTTACAATGCCTTGAGTATCACTCTTATATGGAGCATTATCTTTGTAAATATCTGGAACTGCATCATTAACATCTTTAACTATTTTGTCTAAATTTTTATCTTCTACTTCACCTCTATCAGCAAATGCAATGATGCCACCGCCAGCTTTGCCAGTTTTTTCTTTAATAATTGAATTAGCTAAGCGCTTAACAGTATTGCTGGGTGAACTTCTAGCTTGTTTTTGTAGCTCTTCTAAAGGTAAGTCGTATAAGTCAGATTTGGTGCTCTCAACAACTTCACCTTCATAATAAGACTTGATACCAGTATTCTTAAACTCTTTAGGAAGACCACCTTCTTTACCACCTTTAAGGGCGTTATAAAGTGATGCACCAGCGCCAGCAGCGCCAATACCTTGAGTAAGTGCATTAGGAGCAGCTTGATATTGATTAGTGGTAGACGCTTGCATTGGAAGACCACGAAGCATATTAGACATAACACCCAATTGCATAAGTGGGTACTGTTGAGTATTAGCCCAGTCTTGCATAGCTTGGTTAATCTTTTGCTGCTCCATAGCTTGTTGCTGTTGACCCATACCATATTGCGCTTGAATAATACCTTGTCTAGCAGCAAGTTCTTGACCACCTAATTGACCCAACTGGTTGCCCATAGCACCGTATTGACCAAGACCTTGAAGAGCACCTTGACGCCCTTGCATGCCTAAATTAGCACCAAACTGCTGGGCTTGCTGGGCATTTTGAAATGCTTGTTGAGCGCCTTGAGCTTCAATACCGCCAATCTGAGTACCTAAAGCACGTTGAGCTTCTGATTCCATTAAAGCTTGGCGATTGCCACCAAATGCACCTTGACCTACTGATTGAGCTTTACGTAACCCTTGACCAATACCATAGTCACGAAGTGCTTGGGACTTTTGATAGTCAACAACGTTTTGCATATATGGAGACATATACGCTTGGGTAGCCATTGGGTTTGTAGCTTGTTGAGCATAATCTTGCCCAGCGCCAGCCATCTGCCCTGCTATACCTAAAGAACCTGCACCAGCCATACCTGTCATTTGAGTAGCTTGACCGTATTGACCTGGAACTTGTAATTGTCCAGTAGCTTGTTGCGCTTGCTGTTGTAGTGGAGAGAACCCTGCTACATAGTCATTTGGGTCTTTACTGTATGGTGTATAGGGTTTAAAACCTGTAATCTCGTTACCATCCATATTAAACAACTGCTTCTGGGTAGCACCGAGCATTGTCTCAACATATGGTTGAGCATATTCTGGAATATTAGTTTGGTAAGTAGTACCTGTACTAGTAGTAGAAGATGGACCACCGCCACCTCCACCGCCAAAGCCTAGTTGGATAGGTAAAAAAAATGATTTCCAAAAGTTTAAAAAGCTCATAATTTGACTTCCACTAAAATGGCTTTTTCTTCAAAGCCAAAACGTTTCCACAATCTTGCCACTGCTTCTTTGGCAGCCCCTTGAATCTTAGTAGCCCCATTAGCTTTAAATATTTCAGACATCTGTGCAAAAGTCTCTGGGTTTGATACTAGTTTTCCGCCTATAGACGTAACAAAAGCAACCCTATCATTAGGGTAATTAATAAATGACACCGTAGCAGCGCCATGTACTTCTAAATTGTCATCCGCTGCAACTAACAACATCATTTGTCCTGTCACTAAATATACTTTAATTTGCTCGGTTGTATATTCTGAACCGCCAAACTTTTCTTCAGCACTTTTAATAAACGGCTCAACCTTCTCCCATATTTGATTAACAAACTGAGTTGGTACGGGTTGAACTTTATATGTCATTTAGGTATGTACTTTCCTGCCTTTACTGCTGGAGCTTGTTTCTTTTTGCCAGTTCTATCCATACGAATCTTATCCATCATCTGGTGTAGCTTTTTAGCACCCGCTTCTGTAGAACCGTTACCTAGATGAGATACCACATCAGCAGGGACTACAAACTCACCATCAGCTAAGCGGGCTGGCTGCTTACCACCAATAGTAGCTGGAATGTTATCGCTCATGCCATCACCAGGACCCTTTAATAAACGAGGATTACCGCCAGAAGCATAGCCACCTAGGTTAGCTTGCATAATCCCACCATTAGCACCTTGCCTTGTTGGCATGCTTAAAGCACCTGCTTTAATACCAGTAGGGAGTGCAGCAACTTCTACATTAGCCCGTTGACCAGCTTTTTTTAACCTAGTTTGCGCTGCAGTAAAAGCATCTTGATACCGTGTATCCGTGTCGGTATCTTCAACAATACCTGTTGCACCTGTGTAAGGATCAGCTTTACCACTAGGCATAGATGCGGGTTTACCCGTAATCATTGTGTTGTACTTGTCTAAAGTACCCATTAAATCACCACGATAACGACGTGTAGGACGCTTGTCTTCTTCAACTTCATCACCTTCAGCGTATCTAGCAATGCCACCCTGTGCCATAGTTACACCAGAATATTGGTTATCCATAGTTACTTCTGCACTTGCTGGCATTTGAGTTGGGGTAGAAAAATAAGTACGTTGTTGTTGGCTTTGCGGGTACATATTAGCGTTACCACCTAAAGCATTTGCGCTCATTTGTTCTACAGGACCATTAATTTGGGCAATACCGCCCGCTGCATACCTAGGCTTATAAACATTAGGTTCGCTATAAGGGCCACCTTTAAAATCAGGAGAAATAGAGTATGGGTTACTAAATTTCTTTGGTTGCGGTGCAACACCAGCGTTAGGTTTTTGATTAAGCATACCTGTAGCTTGAAGACCTAAATAGGCTACAGCGCCCGTTTTAAATGGGTTTTTGTCCATCCATTCAAGTGTATCTTTAGCACCTTGTAAAAACGGATTACCACCTTCTACAGGGGGTTTAATACTAGGATCAAAGCCTTGTGATTGGGAATATTGTTCCCAAGACATCTGAGAGCCATCGGGCATAGTTACTTGACCATTAGGACCAAGAGTGCCAGATTGACCAGGAGCAGCTTTTACTTGCTCTAACCCAGAAGGTTGTTGCATTTCACCAGTAGGTTGAAACCCAGTATCAGTCAACTCCATACCAGGTCTTACTTCGGTATTAAATGTAGGACCAGTTTGGCTAGGAGCATTATTTTGTATGCTGTATTGAGCTTGCTGCATTTGGGGCTGAGGAGCTTGTGGAGCAGGGGCAGGTTGACCAGCAGGTGCCATAGGTTCAGCAGGGGGAGTTGGAGTAGACCCAGCAGGTGTAATTTGTTCTAGCCCAGCAGGTGGCATTGGCTCGGCAGGGGGAGGTACTGCACTAGCTTCTAAAATACCTGTTGCTTCAGGAGCAGCGCTAATAAGCTCGGGGGCAGCACTAGCAATTTCAGTAATAGCAGGTGCAATTTCAGCAGCGGTAGCAGTAGCGGTACCAGCTTCAACAGCAGCGGCAGCGGTAGCAGCGGCTTCGGCAGCGGCAGCGGCTTCGGCAACAGCAGCGGCAGTGGCGGCAGCTTCGGCAGCTAAAGCAATTTCAGCAGCGGTACTAACGGTAAGTACACCAGACATATTAATTTCTCCTTAAAGAAAGGCGTACAGATTGACGATAGTCGATTGTAATTTCTTCGCCTAAATTTCCACCACGACAGCCGTCAATAGCCCTTCTAGCCATTAAGTCTATGTCGCCATTATCCCTCAAAACCATAATTGCGTTAGGTTTTTTTGCATGATTTGTAAAGCGCCCTGCAGGGGTCCTTTTATTGCTTAACCTTGCTGGGCAAATTAGTTCTCCTGCTTCTATATTACCAGTAGCAAATAGACCTTTTCCTTCAATTTTTGAATCCGAAACCATGACTTTATAACTGCCATGTGGGAACGGTATTTGGTCAGCTAAGTTTTCAGACATTTCTCTAACTGTATCGGCATCGTACCCAAGCTCAACTATAGCGTCATTGAAGTCGTGCTTATCAATAGAGTGGTCAATACTTAAAAGCAAAGTTTGAGCTTTTAAATGCTCTTCCCATATAACCCCTTTATCTAAAAACATAGCTTCTAGCTTTTCTACGTCAGTCTCAGGTGTTGAATAGACGTTTTGCCAAGTCATAGTTTCTACTACGTACCCTACTTTGCGCCCAGGTTTAGATACAAATACTTGAGGAGCTGTAAGTTCAGTCTTAGAACCATCCTCATTAACCATAATAACTTTGCCAGAAAGCATAATATTAAGGTGCTCAGTAGTCTGATAATGCCCTATTGCAAAAGAACCGCCAGCTATAGTTACTTCACGAATATAGATATTTGGGCCAAAACGGTGTGTTACAGGACAGTCAACCTGCTTCTGCTTAAGCATATGCCCAGCTAAGTTAAGCACTTTTTCCTCAGACCTTTGAGAAAGTAGTTTGTCAAGTTTAATAAGTTCAGTCATATTAAGTAATTACAACCGTTACAGTTCCTGTTCTTCCAACGGCTTTTACCCCTGTAGTGGTAACAAAAACAGGGGTGTTTTCTAATCCTGTTGCATCTACCCATGAAGCTCCATCCCACCAAATTGGAATTCCAAGGCTTGTGTCAAAATACATTTGCCCAATATACAAATCAACTGCTGGACGTTGTTGCGAAGTACCTGATATGGTTTGCCCTAAAAAAGCCGTAAAGTTATCGACTTGGTTAAAGTAAAGACGTAAAGCATTATTAAGCTGGTCTTGATAGCGTTGGTCATAATCTACTGGTGCAACTAATAGATTAGGCGCTTTAGAAGAGCGTAAAATAACAGACATTAACGCCTACCATCGTTTCTAATATCAATTCTTGGGCTACCTAATTGCCAAGACACCCCTAAAGTAGCCGACTCAATCCTAAAAGCTAACTGACGCCCACGCAGACGGGTATAGACCTGCCCAGTAAACTCTTGGATGTTATAAACACCTATATTGGTAAAGTTATCTGCACTAATAACTTTTGGACTATTAGACTGCCCATAAGGGCTACCAGAGTTTTGACGGGGTTTAACCGTCATGGTTACTTGGGGGTTATTTGTATTTGAGCCGTTAAAGTTAACGTCAGGCAGAATTCTCCAGACAAAGCCAAAGTTATGACCATCGCCAATGTCAAAATCAGAAGACTGAACATAAGCATCGATTGGTACGGGAGTAGCCCCTGCCACGTCATCTACCGCAGCTTCATGGAAAAGTATGCGTCTGTTATAGTCTGCAGCCATTGGATAAGGGCGCAATGGTGAGTCTAACCAAGCTGTTCGTGCCATAGAACCGTAATACCAGACACGGTCTAGGTAGTTGTAAATGACATATTTGTCTATTGTATTAGAGTTTGTTGAACAGTAAAACCACCAAATTTCACTATAGCCTTCGTTACTACCTGCAAATATCTGATAGCCTTGGTCTTTATTAATATCATTAAAGATGTATTGCCATATGCTGCAAGGCAGTGTTTCTACACGTCCAGAATACATATAGAACTTATCTACGCCCATCCAATAAGTTATGTTATTAACTGTAACTGCACAATTAGGACTAATAATAGAGATGTTATCCATCAATATTTGGAAACCCCAAACAAAAGGAGGTCCTAGGTATTGCATAGAATAAATAGCCGAATCAGTCCAAACTAGAATCTCTTGGCGAGTTGAACGGGCAAGCACAATAAATGAACCGTTAGAAAGCCTAAATTCACCTGCTTGGTTAGTCACTGCTGGTACCCATTCATAAGGGTTTTCTTGGTCTGACCAGCGCACAATCATAGGATCAAACGGGGTAGCAGGGTCTCCAGGGCTATAGGAATTAGCGCCCATTGCAATAATAAAACGCTGAATAGCCGAAGAAAGAACCTGATTTGTTTTGGTTGGTACGTAATCGCCATCATAGCCAGCAGCGGTAGCTTGAACTGAAAGGTATTGCGCACGAGTAGCTGTACCTGCAACGGTAGCATCTGGATAAACACCTTGTGGTATCCAATAGAAAATCTCTCCACCACGAGGCGCTATAAATAGGTAGTCTCCGTAGTTGTCATTAGTCCACAGACGCAGCTGATCTTGCACCCCGCCACTATAAGCTGAACCCCAACCACCCCTGCTCCATGGGCCTGAACCCCAGCCTGTACCAGCAATAGCAACATCTAACCCTGGTGGGTACTCATATTCCACAGTAACAGTTGCACCACCATTACTTGTATCTCCTGCACTGGCAACCACAGGGGCTACGCTAAAAGTATAAGCCGTTGAGTTAACTAAAGAAGTAACTATATGTTCGCCATTTAACACAGGTGCAGTTACATTGCCACCAAGACTAGTAGCGCCAGAAATAACAAAATAGTCCCCAACGCTTGGATGGTAAGAAGCATCTACTACAGTAATAGAAGAAGAGTTTGCCGTTGCTGTAAACGGACCAGCACTTGTGCCTAAGTCAACTGAGGTATGGACTATGGGGGTTACATCAAAATAAAAACCACCTAGCTCAACATAGTATTTGACGTTTGTGCCAACACCCATGTAGTTATTAGCGTTGGTAGTTACCCAATTCCATAAAGCCCGTGCAAGACCTAAGAACTGATTAGTTGAATACCTTCTCCAGCCACCAATTTTTTCAGGAAAACCAGAACGGAAACGGATTTTATCTCCGTCATACCAACCGCCTTCGTTAGCGTAATCAGTACCTTCTCGGTTAAGTCCTGGTCTAAATTGTAGTTTTTGTAATGGCATACGGGTTTACCCTTAGACGTATTGACGTGTTCCTAATTTGTCAATGATAAGGGCTTGCCGTCTTGGTGTCATGTCTTTTGTGTTAGGAACTGAGATATGTGTCCATCGGTCAAACTCACGAATAATTTGGTCATACCCAATACCAGAAGCAATTACTGCTTTAACAACTTCATCTGGTGTCATGCCTGGTACTCTAATATCGGCAGCGCAAGCCATACGGTGTTGGCTGGAGTCTTTGCTTCCAACAGCATCATTCACTTGTTTGCAACGGAAAGCCGAGTTCACCATAATGGGTTTACCACCTAATACGGTTTTAACTTCTTCTAAAAACAAAGCCAAACGTTGAAGGTTGGCAGTCTCAGCTTCGTTAGGTGTATTGTCAAATTCCCGATGGTCAGTATGGGTTAGTTCTTCAAAGGTAAAGTGTTCAGTTAGTTTGGTCATTTTTTCATCAACCCTTCAATCTCTTTTGTTTTGTCTTTACTACCTTGGCTTGAACCAAAATAGAACGAAAGCACTTGACCAGCCGAGCTAGTAATAAAACCTAACGCAAAAATAATAATTTGCTGTTGGTCATTAGGAATGTCTTTTAACATTAAAAAGCCAATAAATAGGAACGCTAGACCTACAGTACCCAACGCTAGAGTAGGCGCTACTGCTTTTTCATATTTGGTAGCGTACTGGGAAGTAGCAACTGAAGCATAGGCTTGACGGGCTGAATCACGGTCTGCAACTTCTAATTTAGCGTACTCTAAGTCTAGCTCTTTGAGCTTCATAGTCATCTCAGGATTACCAGTTAAAGCAGCTGTAACACCTTCTACAGTAGCATCGTCAATACCCAGTTTAGAAGCAATCCAACCCACAGCAGCCCCGCCAGCAGGTCCAGCCACCGCAGTAGCAAGAATAGGTGCAACGCCTTTAAGTATTGAAATTAAAGTATCCATTATTTTTTCCCGTATTTTTCTCTCTCTTCAAGTAATTGAACTTTTACCTGAAGTTGGTGGATGTCTGTATAAATTTCATTTCTAAGTCTATGCCTTGCTTCAGCAGAAAGCGGTGAATCAGTTGGCACATTTTCTTTAGTAATTAAAGCTG